CGTCTATTCCTGCCGACGAAGCCAATACAGACTATCAAGCCTATCTCGCTTGGGTAGCTGAAGGCAACGCGCCTAACCCATACGTCCCGCCGCCAGAACCAGCACCGCTAACGCCACAAGAGAAACTCGCGGCGGCGGGGTTGAGCGTGGATGAGCTAAAAACACTATTAGGTCTTTAGTTGACGATTAAGCGTTCAAAGAGTAAGTTTAATTAACCGACTGGCCGGAAAGCTAGGTAAAAAATGAGTGATGAAGAACAGGCTGTAGCGGAGATCAGCCCCGCGCCGGAACAGGAAGCCACGGCGGCACCTGAATCTGTTGAGACGACGCCGGAGGAACAACAGTCTACAAAATCGTTCTCTCAAGAAGAGTTGGACGCAATTGTAGGCAAACGCCTCGCAAGAGAACAGCGCAAATGGGAAAGAGATCAAGCCCAACGGCTTGCGGAGCAACAGGCTAGACAGCCCGTCGCACCTCCACCCGCGCCAGATGATTTTGAGAACGCGCAAGCCTATGCGGAAGCACTGGCCGAACAAAAAGCTCAAGAGATGCTGGCACGACGAGAGGCCGCAAAACAACAGGCAGCTCTGCTTGACTCGTATAAAGACCGTGAAGAGGAAGCCCGCGATAGATACGATGACTTTGAACAAGTCGCGTATAATCCGAACCTCCCCGTAACGGACTATATGGCTCAAGCCATCCAGGCTTCAGACATTGGCCCCGAAGTGATCTATCACTTAGGTTCCAATCCAAAAGAGGCCCAACGGATTGCCAATTTGCCGCCGATTTTGCAGGCAAAGGAGATCGGTAGACTTGAGGCCAAACTGGTCGCAGATCCGCCGACAAAACGCACTTCAACTGCGCCAGCTCCTCTTGCTCCTGTCACGGCTACTCGGTCAAGCTCCGGCCCTAGATATGACACGACAGATCCTAGATCCATCAAGGATTTGACGACATCTCAATGGATCGAGCGCGAGCGGCAGCGTCAGATCAAGAATTGGGAAGCGCAAAACCGTAGGTAATTAGGTTATGTCTAACTCGATTTTAACAATCGACATGATTACTCGCAAGGCTCTTGAGATCCTTGAGAATAATCTTGTCCTCACGCGCACTGTCAACCGTCAGTATGACGACTCTTTCGCTGTAGAAGGCGCTAAGATCGGCAATACACTCCGCATCCGTCTTCCTGACCGTGCATTGGTTACGGACGGCGCTGCCCTTCAAGTTCAGGGCGACAACGAGCAATATACGACCCTGACTGTTACTTCACAGAAGCACATCGGCGTGAACTTCACGACCGCCGAACTGACGATGCAGTTGGACGACTTCGCTGAACGTGTTCTGAAGCCTCGTATTTCGCAGCTCGCGTCTTCTATCGACGCCGACGTTGCGAACAGCTTCAAATACATCGGCAACTCGGTCGGCACGCCAGGCACAACGCCTGCTACGTCGCTTGTCTTGTTGCAGGCTCAACAGAAGCTCAACGAGAACGCTGCGGTTATGATGCCTCGCTATGCCACCATCAATCCAGCCGCCAACGCTGCGTTGATCGAAGGCATGAAAGGGCTCTTCAACCCTGTGTCAACTATCTCGAAGCAGTTCAAAAACGGATTGTTTGGCGAAGGTATCCTCGGCTACGACGAGCTGAGTATGTCTCAGTCAATCAAACAATTTACAACCGGGTCGCGCACGGGCACGCTGACAGTCAACGCTTCGGTTACGTCGGAAGGCGCGACCAGTATCGTCGTTACGGGCCTCGGCTCGACGGTTGTCAAGGCAGGCGACGTGTTCACGGTTGCTGACTGCTTCGCTGTCAACCCACAAACCCGTGAGTCAACCGGCTCGCTGTTCCAGTTCGTTGCTCTTGCTGACGTTACCGCGTCGACAACTGCTACGGTTCAGGTCAACGCGATGTATTCGGCCTCACATGCTCTCGCTACGGTCGATGTGTTGCCACAGTCTGGCAAGACAGTCACGTTCCTCGGTGCTCCTTCTACGCAGTATCCGCAGAACTTGATCTATCATCGTGACGCGATCACCTTCGCTACCGCCGATCTTCTGCTTCCGCAGGGCGTCGACATGGCAAGTCGTCAGGTTCACAATGGCATCAGCTTACGCGTTGTTCGTCAGTATGACATCAACAACGACCGTCTGCCTTGCCGTATTGACGTGCTCTATGGCTACAGCGTGATTCGTCCGCAGATGGCCGTTCGCCTTTGGGGCTAATAAGCGGTGGCTCTTTAGAGCCACCCTTTCCTATCTTTTTGGAGTTTAATCCATGTCCTATAATCCTGTTACACAGAGCGCTGCTTATCCGCTCGAGACTCTTGGCCCAGATCCGGCTCTTTCGACCGGCACAGGCGGCTATCAGATCGGCGCAGGCAACATCGACGAAGCTGACTTCGGCAATACTTCAGCTCCTGTTTCTATCGCCGCTACGGCGACATTGACGGCAGATCAAGTATTGAATGGCCTTATCCTCGCTAACTCAGGCGTAAGCAGCGGCGCGCAGACCTATACTCTGCCAACTGTTGCCCTGTTTGAGGCTGCAATCCCATCGGCTGTTAAAGTTGGTGCAACTTATCAGTTCAATCTGGTAAACCTCGGCACTTCGACAGCTACGGCTATCGTTGCCGCTGGCACTGGCTGGACGGTTTCGGGCTCATTGACGATGACCGTTCCAGTTACGACGGGCGCTTCTTTTATCGCCCGTAAGAGCGGCGCTGGCGCTTGGACGCTTTACCGCGTTGTATAGTTAGGGTGGGCGCAAGCCCACTCTTTTTTAGAGGACATCTCCATGCCAAACACCAAAGCAGTTGGTGTTGCTTTTTCTGATCCTGAACTCGTAGCTGGCACAACCATCACGGGCGCAACGATCACTGGAGCGACGCTGGACTCTACAACCAAAGTTCTCTCTAATATCTACACTGGCTATTCTGAGAGTCAGCAAGGCGCGACGATTGCTACGACCACTGGCGGAACCAACGATGTTTTTCTCATCGTGGCCTCTGCGGGTGTTCTTACTGCGGCGCTCTTTTCTGGCGTAGACGCTCTGGCTGCTAATGATACGAACTACATCACGTTCAGCATTACCAATCTTGGTCAGGCTGGCGCTGGTTCAGCGGCTATGTTGGCGGCTACTGACGCTAACACAACCAAAGCAACGGGCGGCACAGCTATCACAGCCAATGCCAAGCGCACACTGACACTCAACGGCACCGCAGCCAATCTGGTTGTTGCTGATGGTGATCGTTTGCGTATCCGCGCTACGGTTTCTGGAACGCTTGCTAACACCGTTACATTCCCTGTCTATAATCTGGAATTTTCGGTAGTTTAATATATAGCGGCCTACGGGCCGCTATATTTCTTTAGAAAGTAACCAATGGCTGTTATTTATTTGAAACACCCCGAACATGGGGTTAAAGTGGCGTGTCTCGACCTAGAGGCCGAAGCCGATATAGAGAACGGCTGGGAGAGGTTCGACCCAAATGACGACATACACCTGTTACGATCAGATAGTGGGAGCGTTGAGGCTCCTCGGAGTGTTAGCCGAAGGCGAAACGCCCTCGTCAGAGACGGCGCAGGACGCGCTGATGGCTCTGAATCAAATGATCGACAGTTGGAACACTGAACGCCTATCTGTTTTTGCTACTCAGGATCAGATCTTTAGTTGGCCGTCAGGCGAGCGCACGCGCACGCTAGGGCCGACCGGCAACTTTGTTGGTTTACGTCCTGTATTGCTGGACGACTCTACTTACTTTCGCGATCCACAGACCAACGTGTCTTACGGGATCAAATTTATCAATCAACAGCAATATAACGGCATTGCTGTTAAGACTGTAACGTCTACCTATCCACAAGTCATATTTACCAATATGACCTACCCCGACATTGAAATGTATATCTATCCAGTGCCGTTGCGGCTCTTGGAATGGCATTTCATCTCGGTCGAAGAACTTACCGCTCCAGCGGATCTAGCGACGATACTCGCGTTTCCGCCAGGTTATTTGCGGGCGTTTCGATACAATCTGGCTTGCGAGTTGGCCCCTGAGTTTGGCGTTGAGCCATCTCCGCAAGTGCAGCGCATCGCTATGTATAGCAAGCGCAATCTGAAGCGCATCAATAACCCTGACGACATTATGGCGTTGCCTTACAGCATTGTTGGCACACGTCAGCGCTATAACATCTATGCTGGCAATTACTAATGAAGAGTCCAATTCTCGGCTCAACTTATGTTCTGCGTAGTCCTAATGCGGCTGATAACCGCATGGTCAATCTTTTCCCTGAAATTGTTCCAGAAGGCGGCAAAGAGGCCGCGTGGCTTCAACGCGCGCCAGGTTTGCGACTTTTAACGACATTTCCGACAGGGCCAATTCGAGGTCTTTGGGCATATAATGGTTACGGGTATGTTGTAGCCGGGACTAAATTATATCGTATTGATACGAATTGGAACTACATTGAACTCGGCACCATAAGCTCTGGATCCACACCCGTTAATATGGTGGACAATGGCACGCAATTATTTATTGCGGCAGGGGCAACGGGCTACATCTATAATGACAGCGATTTTACTTTGGAGTGCGATACTACTAACGCCAGCACGACAATTACCACAGCGGACACGTCTCTGATATGGGTGGGTCAACCTGTATCTGGGCCCGGTATTCCAGTTAGCGCTACGGTCGCAACGATCTCGACTAACGGCACGACTTTTACTATATCGGCCAATGCAACAGCAACGGCTATCGGCGTTACGCTAACCTTCTCTCCTTTCTTTAGTCAGATTACAGATCTGGATTTTCCTGGCGCTGTTGGCGTGGGATTTTTAGACGGTTATTTTGTATTTAACGAACCTAACAGTCAAAAATTTTGGGTGACGGCGACTTACAACGGTTTGTCGATTGACGCGCTTGATTTTGCCAGCGCTGAAGGTTCGCCAGACGATCTTGTAACTTTAATTGTTGACCACCGCGAGGTATGGCTATTTGGGCAAAACTCTGTTGAGGTCTGGTATAACGCCGGACTGCCAGATTTTCCCTTAGCGCGTATTCAAGGCGCGTTTAACGAAATCGGTTGTCTTGCTGCTTATTCAGTCGCCAAGCTAGACAATGGCCTTTTCTGGCTTGGATCTGACGCGCGCGGTTATGGCATCGTTTATCGGTCAAAAGGATACTCCGGCGAGCGCGTATCGACGCACGCTGTTGAGTGGCAGATCCAACAATACGCGACGTTATCTGACGCGGTGGCTTATACTTATCAACAGGATGGCCATAGTTTTTATGTCTTAAACTTTCCGACTGCTAACACGACATGGGTTTTTGACGTGGCTACCGGCGCATGGCATGAGCGCGCAGGGTGGGAAAACAACCAGTTCACGCGGCATCGCGGTAACTGTCAGATGAACTATAACACTGAGATTGTTATCGGCGATTATGTTGCTGGCGGTCTTTATGCCTATGACCCAACAGTCTATTCTGAAGCCGGATCTATTCAGAAGTGGCTGCGATCATGGCGCGCGTTGCCTACAGGCGAAAACAATCTTAAGCGCACGACGCAACACAGTTTGCAATTAGATTGCGAAACAGGCGTTGGGCTCTCAGGCGAAGATTATTTATACATCAATAACTTATTGATTATAACGGAAAATGAATTTTATTTAACTACTGAAGATAATGACCGTCTTTTGGCTGAATCTACAATTGCGCCAGGCGTTAACCCGCAGGTCATGCTGCGCTGGTCAGATGATGGCGGTCATACGTGGTCGAATGAACATTGGAAGTCTATGGGTCGCATCGGTCAATATGGCTATCGCACCATATGGCGGCGGCTTGGTATGACCATGAAGATACGTGACCGCGTATATGAGATTTCAGGGACAGAACCAGTTAAAATCGCTATTATGGGCGCGGAACTTATATTGAGTCCGACCAATGCCTGATAACACAACACAAGTCCCCGCCGCGCGCGTCAAGATATGGGACGCGGCAACACTCTATGTTACACGCGAATGGTATCGGTTCTTCTATAATGTGTTTGTTTTGCTGGGTTCCGGGTCACTGCGTTATGGCACCTTTTTCGACACGACCGACCAAACCGCAGCGGCTATCAATACTGGCTACCCCATAACTTTTAACAACACGGACTTATCGGCTGGCGTTTATCTCGGAACACCCACATCGCGCATATATGTTGACAGACCCGGCGCGTATAATTTTCAATTTTCTTTACAAATATCTAGCACAAACGCCAACACTAAGAATGTCTACATCTGGGCGCGTATAAATGGCACTGATGTAGCTAATTCGGCTACGCGAGTTACATTAAAAGGCTCAAATGAAGAATATGTCGCCGCGTGGAATTTTGTGCTAAAAATGAATACTGCCGACTATTTTGAGCTAATGTGGGCTACTTCTAATACGAATGTTCAACTTCTGGCTGACCCAGCTACCGCGTTTTGCCCCGCTATTCCTTCGGTCATTATGACCGTCTCTTGTAATATAGGTGAATAATGGCTGTCGTTACGCCCACCGCAAAATCACAGTTCATTGGCGCTGACGGCGTTCCTTTATCTGGCGGCAAAGTTTATACTTACATTGCTGGCACGACGCTTCCTCAAGCCACATACACGGATTATACAGGCGCTGTTGCTAACTCTAATCCTGTGATCCTAGACGCGCGCGGCGAAGCTAGCATATGGTTAGGTGAAGCAACCTATAAGTTTAAACTGACAGATGCTGATGATGTCGAGATCTGGACGGTTGACTATATAGCGGCCCCGACAACTGCGCTGTCCCCCGTTTTGTCAGGCAACGTCGTTATCTCGACCGACTCATCTGGCCCTGCGCTTAAGATCACACAGACCGGCACCGGCCCTGTGCTACGCGTGCAGGATGAAACAGATCCTGACGCAACGCCTTTTATTATTACAAGTTCAGGATATGTAGGTATTGGAACTGTTGCCCCATCTGAAGCATTAGACATTGATAATGACGGCAAAATACAGCTCTCAGCGGCGGGTATAGCCCGCACAACCATCTCGGCAGACGCCAGCAATTCTATTTTTGCTGCCGCTGGCGCACGTAATTTTGTTATTAAAACAGCTAACGCCACACGTCAAACGATTGACGGCGTTGGCGACACGACGTTTACAGGTTCTGTCACTGCGACGACATTTTACGGTGACTGGGAAAACCTACCGGCTGGCACGGCAATGCTGTTCGTGCAGACGGCAGCTCCGACAGGCTGGACGAAATCCACAACCCATAATAACAAAGCGCTCCGCGTTGTGTCGGGCGCAGCCTCGTCAGGCGGCTCTGTTGCTTTTACGACAGCCTTTGCTTCACAGGCTGTCACCGGCACGGTCGCTAGTTATACGCTGACGACATCAGACATACCGTCGCATAACCACAGCGCGTCGAGTTCTAGCTCTGTAAGCGATCCAGGCCACGCGCATAGCTATACTGGTGTATCCGGGTCAAATACGTATAACGCAGGTACTGGCGGCACTTTTACGGTTCCTAACGCAGCCGGATTAACTACAGGCGGCGCAGGCACTGGCATTAGCGTTTCTACTTCGACATCTATTGGCAATACAGGCGGCGGTGGCGGCCACGCCCACGGCTTCAGCGCGCCAAGTATTAATCTCGCTGTTCAGTATGTAGACGTAATCATAGCGACGAAAGATTAAACATGGAGCTGAAGAACGGAACTTTTTGCCCTTTAATCAAGAAAGACTGCGTGCAACTTAAGTGCGCGTGGTTTACGCTTCTCAGGGGCACAAACCCCAACACGGGCAAGGAAGTAGACGAGTGGGTTTGCGCCGTCGCGGCGCTACCTATGCTACAGATCGAGGTCGCCAAAGAAGTTCGGCAGGGCGCAGCGGCAACTGAGTCCTTCCGTAATGAGGTCGTCGGGGTAGCACAGGCACCAACAGTTAGATTTTTAAGTAACTCGTGATATAAAGAGGCAT